GATAGAGGAACTATTTTACTAGATACTTCCGTAACCATTGACCAACAAGAATTTAGCACGATTCAATTATTTATTAGTTACCTATACAATGAATAACAAAGGGGTAGCGGGAATGTATTTTATTTTATCTTTTGCGGGTTGCTTTATTGCTTGCATAGAATCCGAAATGATTTACGTGCGTGTTTTGGCAGGCGCTTACGCTTGCTTACTTACCTTCCAACTTTTAAGCCAATATGAAAACACTAACGATATTAACAACAACGATTCAATCTAAATGGCTAACCTTACTTAGTGTAATAGGAGCGTTTTTTATGCCTATTACAGGAATGGTTTTAGCGGTAGGATTCGCTATCTTTTTAGATACTATTACGGGTATTTGGAAAAGCCGTAAAAACGGAGTGCCTATACGCTCTAGAAGATTAAGCGCGGTAATATCCAAAATGTTTTTATATCAAGTTACCATTATTCTTTTTTTTCTTATTGATTGGTTTATACTCAACGGAATTCTAAAGGCTATTTTTAACCAAGATTTACTCTTAACTAAGGTTCTTTCGTTGGTACTTATTTCGATAGAAGTTGTAAGCATTAACGAAAATTACAAAGCTGTTCGAGGTATAGACCTTTGGTCAAGTTTGAAAACATTACTAACGCGAGCAAAAGAATTAAAAGACGATGCAGACGAAATTAGACACTAGCAAAATTATCCAAGTTCCTTTAGATAAAACGCAATACTTCCAAGAGGAAGCTACAAAGAAACAAATTTATTTGCACCATACCGCAGGCGGGGGAAACGCAAGGGCGGTTAGTAGGTTTTGGAATTCTAATGAAACACGGATAGCTACGGCTTTTATTATCGCCAACAACGGAGAAATAGTACAATGCTTTTCGAGTAAACATTGGGCGTGGCATTTAGGAATAGATGCGGAGGATTTCGCAAAGAACGGAGCGCCTTACCAAAACTTAAATAAAAGTTCGGTAGGGATAGAGGTTTGTAATTTTGGTCCGTTAAAATTTAGAAACGGGAAATTTTACAACTACGTTAATGGAGTAGTAGACCCGAAAAACGTTACTACCTTAGAACAACCTTATAAAGGTTTTTTACATTGGGAAAAATACACGGATGCGCAAATAGAAAGCACCCGCCAATTACTCGTTTACCTTTGTGAAACTTACAAAATTCCAAAGGCTTACCGAAGCGAAATTTTCCAAATAGACAAAGAAGCATTTAAGGGTACTGCGGGAATCTTTACCCACAATTCGGTTCGTAAGGATAAATCCGATATTTATCCGTGTCCTAGAATGATTGAAATGCTCAAAAACTTATGATTAGAATAATAGCGATTTTAAGCGTTTTAACGCTATTTTCTTGTTCAAGTGAACGATTGGCTCAATACCACGTAAGAAAAGCGCTTAAACACGGCGCAAAATTGACACAAGACACCGACACGATTCGAATTGCAACCGTTGATTCGTTTCCCGTGATTAGTCACGATTCAATCGTTTGGGAAAAGTTTATCGCGTATCGCGATACCGTGATAAAATTTCAAAATGTTTATGTGCCGAAGACACGTTGGCAAACGCGAATCGAATACAAACAACGCGTGAAGACGCTTCGAATCAAAGGAAAAACCGAATGGAAGACCGCTAAGGCGCAACAAGTTGTTAAATATAAGTTCCGTTTGTGGTGGGTTATTGTGGCGTTTTGTGTTGGGTTTTTGGTTCGTTACATTTTATCGCCTACTTTTATCGGTAGGATTAAACTATTATTTAAGCTATGGACGTAATAAAACACGGACGAAATATCCACGAATTAAGGATAGACGGTAAAACGGCACACGTTGCAATGCTATCGGATATTCATTGGGACAATCCTAAATGCGAACGCGACTTACTTAAAAGACATTTAGAATTTTGCAAGTCGAATAATATTCCCGTAATAATTAACGGGGATTTCTTTTGCTTAATGCAGGGACGCGGAGATAATCGCCGCAATAAATCGGACATTAGAACCGAACATAACAACGGAAGGTACTTAGATTCAATCGTAGAAACTGCGGTAGAATGGTTTTCCCCTTACGCGGAAATCATTAAAGTAATAGGGTACGGCAACCACGAAACGGGAGTAATTAAATACCAAGAAACGGATATTTTACAAAGGTTTGTGGACCTACTAAACTATAAAAATGGTACTTCAGTTTATACAGGCGGTTATGGAGGTTGGGTAATTGTTAAACAAATGTTTTTCGGCAACAATAGAATGAGTACCAAAATAAAGTATTTTCACGGGAGCGGCGGTGGCGGCGTAGTTACTAAAGGAGCGTTAAACCTTACCCGCGCTTTGGAAATGTACGAAGATTTCGACGTGTTTTCAATGGGACACATACACGAAAATAGCGCACGTAATGACGTAAGGGAATGCCTTAACCATAACGCCAAATTAGGTTATTCGGTTAAACAAAAGTACATTCATTCGATGCTTACAGGAACGTATAAAGAGGAATACGGAGACGGTTCGCACGGATGGCATGTCGAACGTGGCGCACCCGTTAAGCCGTTAGGGGGTAGGATATTAAAAATAGAATGCAAAGAAGTTGAAAACTCACTAGTAAAGAACATAGATAGTTTCAAATTTCCGTTGTAATTTAGCACCATAGCGTTAAGGGGGGGTAGAAATACCCCTTTTTTTATGTCTTAAAAACGCTTGAAAATCAACGAGTTAGAAATTATTTTGTTAAAAATCGAAAAAAAATGTTAAAAATGTTTGGTAGATTGAAACTTACTATTTATATTTGCGTATAGTTATTCACTAAACAATTAAAAAAAACGCTATGAAAACACAAAAGAAAATTGTAAAATTTGGTAAGTACAAAGGACAACCAATAACCGAAGTACCTTATGCCTATGCACAATGGCAAAAAGCCAATGGTAATAAAAAATTCTATTGCGATTGGATGGATAATAATAAATTCAATAATCGAGTTCAATTCGATAATTGTTCTTCAAAAGATGGACACTTTATGGAATGTAAATTAACTAATGGTTCTTTTGTTTTTAAGTATTCATACAATAACAAGCAATTTTATTATTTAGTTGATTGCAACGGTGCATTTATGCGTGATTTACAAGTATTTGGATATAGTAGTGTTAAACAAGGAGCAATAGATACAACCGAAGAAAATTGGATAACATTAACACCATCGGGAAATAGATTAATGGGTAAAATGCTTGTTAGTCCATATTATGAACATTTTCCTTATGAAACATATAAAATAAAATAAATTAAAAACGGGGGGTGCGCATCCGTAACGCACAATTAAAAAAAACGCTATGAAAACTTTTAGAATTGAATTTCAAGACAACGACGGAAACGAGTTATTTATTAAGGTAATCGAAGAAACGCATTTATCTTATGCAATGATTTATGCTCGTAATTATTTGGGTACGACAACGTGGGGAGACGCAGTTAATTATTTAATAACCGAATTAAACTAAACACTATGGAAAAACAAGAAATGATTAACGAGATTTTAGCTTACGAACAGGAGTTAAGATTCATTTACGAAGAATGTAAAAACGCATTCGGACATTTAGACACCGACACCCAACGAGCAATCGAACGTTGGTTAGTTATGGAAGAGTTATTAACCCGCTTAAATTTGAACGATGAAAAATAAAATACTAGACGATGTTTTAGCCGCTTTGTTTGTGGCTTGTTTACCTTACCTTTTGTATAAACTTTTAATTTTAATGATATTATGAACTATTCAGTTGATTTAGAAAAAGATACCTGTTATTTTAGCTTTGAGCGTAACGGCTTAGATGTTTGGGGTTCGTGTTTATTTATCCTATCTCCCGACTTAGACGGATGGTTTCGAGTAGAAGTTGAAAACGTGGTTGCCTACATTGACGCAGGCGAAACCGAAATACCTTACAAACTAACGGACGATGAAACCTACAAGCTATGCGAGGAAATCGAAGAAGAAGCGAGTAACCAAATGCTTTGGGAAGAACGCTTAAGAGAAATAGAAGACGATAATATAAACGATAA